GCTACACATTTCAAGCCGTTAATTTCGAAGTCTGCTAATTTTGGGGGAGAGTCTTGTATGGGAGAAGAATATTGTTTAAATATATAACAGTATTTTTCAAATTCATCTTTGCTAACTATATCAAGACCAGGACCAAACGTGTCAACAAACTGCAGGAATGGTTCAGCCAGTATAGAGCATATGAATTGTATGTATTTATATGCTTTAGCTATGTCTCTGCAATAATTGTCAAATTCAGGCTGTGTACTTTCCACTCTAGAAATAATAAGGTCCTCACATGCATCATCATAAATACTATTTAAAGGATCTAATATATTATATAACATATTTGGAAATTCCTTTAAAAAATCAACATCTAGATCTACGCTATCTTTACTAAAGCTCGCTAGTCTTTGTTTTAGTCTCTCTGCTCGTAATTCTTCATATTCTGCTATTGCTTCTTCATCTACTTCTTTTGAAAAATCAAATGCATCTAGAAGACTTGTTCCTGATCTGCCAACTAATTTCTCTGGCACATGTTCAATTACGGCATTACCCTTATTATTAAAATATCCTACGCCTGTAAATTTGTAATTTTTAGACTCACTAGGATGATAGATGACGCAGACAGGACCGTCGTTATAACCGTAAAAGATTACACCATCTATAGCATCTCTTAACATACCAGAGTTGCCGTTGTGAAATTCTCTGCTATATTGTTGGAGTGCATGTAATGCCATAGGTGCTGTTCTCATCTTTGTATCAATATCGCTATTTAAAAACTCAGGCCTTTTTGACATTTGGGTTAGCATACCATGAAAATTAGTTAAAGCTTCACCAGCATCAGGTGATATGTCTAGAGAAACTTCTTGATTAAAGAAACCACGGAGATCAACTTTCTTTTTTTTACAAATTTCTAGAAACTGGTCTTCTAATCTAAAGTTATCTCCATATATGCCTTTTGCTATTCCTGCATTGAAGATGAAAAAATTACTGATGTCTACTTCAAATCTTAAAATAACACTACCATATGTTTTTGCAATTTCTGGATTCAAGTTGTAACAAGTATACAGTCCTTCAGCATACATTGCTCCTCTGCCGGGAATAAAATAGCTACCTAATCGATTTGGGTTATCTCTTATTCCACTTGCTATATAATAAGCTTGCCCTTTCGATGTCTTAAACTTTTTAAGATCTTTTGTAGCAGCTTTATACTCTATTTTAGATAAAATACTTTGGGCTCTTGTTCTATTTTTTTTAGGACGTTTGGTTTCAATGTCATCACGCAAGTCTTTGTTTGTTTTTTTCATTTGCTTTGCATACACAGGATCATACTGGGCTGTCTTAAATCCTGTCAAATGGTATACAGTTGCTTTCTTTGAACTATAGTCTATTTCTTCTTTTAGTAATTCTTTGTAGTGTTCTCTTAGTAGCTTTCGCATTTAGTCTCCGAAGTTTATGTTTTTAGGGATTCTATCTTTTGGTAATATATAATTATGATTAATAAGTTTAAATATATCTTCTTCTGATTTAAAGTCATAAACTTCTTTTGTATTTTTGTTTATAAATCTAAAAGGCGTATATCGTATATCAGTATTACTTCTTAAGTGCTTCATAATTCTCAAGTTCCAGTCTTCACAACCTGTTAAGAAGAAAAGCATAGAATAATAATTGTGATGACCAGCAATAAACAAATCAATTCCAGTATCAAGTATTTGACCTTTATAGAAAGATCCTTTAGCAAAAAACTGGTAATCCATTATGTCTTCTAATATTTTTCCTGCGAGCTGCGGGTTGTCTACTTCAATAACAATATCTAGATCACCTATTGTTTTTCTTCCTCTTCTTAAAGACCCTGCAGGTGAAATGTTTTTAACTTGAACTCCATTCTTCTCGAGAACAGAAACAATATCTTTTGACTCTAACTGGTATAAACTATCTGCACTTTCCCAGGGAATTCTATTGGGTTTAATCCTCATTGTCTGCCTTATATGTAACTTATGATTTTATATTATATTATAATAAAAAACAACAGGAGATTAATATTATGAGTACAAAAAAATCTATTATTGCTGGAAAAGACTTTTACATTTTCAATGAAATATTTGAAGAAGAAAAAGGTGTCTTTATAAAATTATTTAATCCTGAAGAAGTTAAGTTTTTAACTAATGGTGGGAAGGTCAGAGAGATAGATATATGTATTTCAAAAGAAACATGGAAAGAATTGAAAGAAAAGATTAAAAGCCTCCAATTTTAATATGTTTAAGAACTTTTTTAATCTTGCTAAAAAACTTCTTGACTTTTATTTTATAGTCTGGCATTTGAATTAAATTCATTTCTTTTAGCTTTTCTATCGTGTTAGTATTTTCTTTTTTATAGGAAAAGCTAAGAGGACTTTGATCCCAATTTTCTGGACCTTCATCTTTTATTGCTGAAATCTGTACTGTATCATCTTGTATATCAGATGTTATTGGTCCCTTAGCAGACATTTTATCTGACAAATCTTGTGTAATATCCAGTTGTATATTTACAATATCACTTCTGTTATGGTATATTTCCCAAACTTTCTTTGCTGATGGTGTGACATTTACAGCATCAGGTTTTAAGGAAGATTTTTTTTTAGAACTTATATATTCAATTGCTATCTCGTAAAGTAAAGGGCCCATATTGTCGGGATGTCTTGCAAAAACTATATACCAACAAGAATTATTTTCTCCTTTACCTATGCCTTTGTTTTTAGACATGTCAGCTTCTAAGCCTTCTTCTTTGAAAACCCATGGGAGAATATTTTCTGATGTTTTACATCTTACAGAGCCTATCGGTTTAGTACATTTTAAGCCCCCCATAGCTAATGACTTTTTTTTGTCAACAGCTTCATGAATAACAGCAACTTCATTGCCTTCGTCGTATATTCTTATAAACTCTAAGTCTTTGTCAATCTTTTGAATCATTTGCATAATTTTTGGATTTATTATAGTATTTTCTTTTAAGACGTTTTCAATATATTCTCGTAAAATCATTTTAAGCCTCAATCATTTTCTATTGGATAGTGTTTTTATTACATCTAATCTATATTCTAGTAGTGTATATATAATAAAATCTTTAATTAATTTTTTTTTATTCATAAGACAAATTTTCCTTATACAAATTTATATTTTTATTTACTATATAAATATAAAACAACATTTAATTTTTGCTGGTGTAGCTCAATTGGCAGAGCAGCTGATTTGTAATCAGCAGGTTAAGGGTTCGAGTCCCCTCACCAGCTTTCCCGTAATTTAACAATTACAGACACAGACATAGAAAGGAGTTTATTATGGGAGATACAAACAAAAACGGTTACGAGATTAGAGAAGGTTTACTAGGACTTGCAGTTGGAATTCTTCAAGAAAAGAATAACACGTTAAGAGAGAATGAGTATCTTAAGCCAGAAGGACAAAGAGAAGATATTAAACCATATACAGTCGATGAAGTCTTAAAGACAGCAGAAACTTTATATTCTTTTGTTTCAAAGAAGTAACAGGTTTTTATGCTGCACAAAGTTGTAAGATTTTTATTAGGTTTACACGGTTCTTTTCATGTTTTTGAAACAGGATTAAATCTGTATGAAGGCGCTTACCTTAGTGCAGCATTAACTTTGTTCTCTTCAATTATTATGTTACTTGGCGCTTATATTGATTATGAGCATCATAAGTAAATAAGCCACCATGGCGGAATAGGTAGACGCAGGAGACTTAAAATCTCCCGACCAAATGGTTGTGCCGGTTCGATCCCGGCTGGTGGTACTTTTACGTGCAAATTAGATTATTATTTAATATAATATATTATAATCCATTCGATTTAAAATGTGAGTTTAAATTATGCACTTTTATCAAGATGTCTTAAGAGAAAATGGTTACCTTAAAGCTTGTCTAGAGCTTGATGACTTTGTTTATGCTGTATGCATTGGTGCTTCAGGTAATCAAGTCAAAGCTTTAGGTTGTATAAAATTTCTAAATGGTATTGATCATTACCGTAATAGAGACAATATGTTTAAAAACATTAATTGTGAAAAGTATTGGGTTCTTGTAGATGAGTCTGTGTATAGTAATTTTAAAAGTGGCTCCAACTCTTTTCTTGTGAGGTAGTATGACAGAAAAGTATATTACAGTAAAAGTATCAGATAAAACTTCAAAAGTAATCGAAAGATTATTAAGAGTAAATTCTGTGGAAAACATCTTTGACTTTCATCTTTGGATTGCTGGCGGTTTTGCTAGAATCATAGGAAAAGTAGATGAACAAAGTCTAGATCCTAAGAAAACTATTTACGAATACTTTAGATCTTTAAACGGTGATATTGATATATTTGGAAAAAACATTAATGATATTACTTCTTTAATCAATACAAACGCTGATCAATATGACTGGAATTATAAGTCGCCTTTTGCAATCAATTGCAATTCAAAAAATACTTATGATGATGACGACACAAAGATACAGTTTGTTACAGAGTTTCTGTATGATTCTTTTGACAAGTGTCTAGACAATTTTGATTTTACTAATTGCAAATACGCTTTGTTTAAAGATAACGAAAATTATTATTTAAGAAAAGATAAAAGAGCTGAAGATTTTAATAGTAGACGAATGCTCAACATTGATAAATGTGTTTCGCCTTTGTTAGGGCAACGAATAATAAAATACTTCAGAAGACATGGTTTTAAAGGTCTCACAAAAACTAAAGAGACAAGTAATAGCTTTAATACTTATCTATTAAAAATACTGTCTTCTAGCTGGGATGATATTTTTAATAGATTAGGAAACTTAGATGAAATATCTGATTATTATATTAGGCGATTGCATGAACACAAGCCTTTAACGGATGAGGAACTTTCTTTGTTTATAGGAAAGTTCGAGTCTGTTTTGACAGAAAAAATAAATCACAGCTACGGTTTTTATCTAAAAGAAATAGGCGTAACTGATTGGGCTTCTAATGAAATTAGAAAAAAATAGGTATGTTTCTGGTAATCTTCTATACTGGAACGACTATTGGAATAATGACTATGGCATAGGTATATTTTTAGAATATATTAATGATTTTAATGTAAAAGACATTTATTCAAATGACAAAACACAAAAAGCTTCAACTTGGGTAAAGTTATTAGTAGTCAACAAAAGCAAGATAGATATAAGAACATTCCCACAGACTTCTATAAGTTTAGTAGAAAATCATCAAGACTTAGAAAAGTTTAAAGATTATGTTTCAAAATTTAGATTTAAAAGTAATAAGTGAAGGGTCGTTAATTCTAAAAAAAGATTGTATGTCATATTTTTTAGTTCTCGAATATGATTTTTACTTAGATGCAAAAGGTAAACCTAATCATAGCTTTATTATACTAGGAACAGACAAAGTTATATCTTGGTATTCTTCTCATGATCTTGAAGATATAGTTAACTTATCTGGAGATTATAATGAGCAAAGAAAAAACTAAAAATAAAAAAAAGGTAAAATGTTTTACATGTAAAAAAGAATTTATGGATTTTCATTTGCATGAATGCGAAAGAGCAGTACAAGAATATTATGGATGTATAGTCTGTGATAATTGGTGTACAGGTTGTAGACCTGACTGGGCTAATCATGATAAGAAAAAATAAGTTATATTACTGTGAGATTTATTGTGATTATACAAACCTATATTATGTGCATATTGCGTTAGCACTACATGATGAAGAAGAGATAGACTACAATAATTTTAGTGATTACACTTTTGATGGATCATTATATGATGTAGTTGATGTCTTAGTAAAAAATGAAATAAAAACTGTTTTAACAACTGAACTGGAAGAAATTGCGGTAAAAAAATGAAATATAGTATTGTTCAGGGTATTATACATCCTAGACTGTGTGAAGATCTGAGTCATAAAAACATTATTTTCTATGATATTTGTGATACCGACTTAGGCTTGCCTCTTATTAAGAATCTTATGAAAGACATTTTAAATCCTTCAATGGATAAAGATATAAGATATGTTATGGAAAAGTTCTTTAAAGATAGAGCAATTAATATCGAAGAAAGAAATATCTATACAGATAAAATTTTAGATTTTTTTGATGTATTTGAAATGCATTATTACAATAAAACAGGATTCAACTTCTATCTTGTCAAGAGGGAGGAAAACAAAGTAGTAGACATATTAGATAGGTGGAGATGCAAAAGAGAAGTTATAAAAACTTTTACAAAACAAAGAAAGAATAGAAAATCTTACGTGTAAATTATTGTTAATTATTATATTATATACAAAAAGATGTACATAAAAATGTAATTATATACAAAAAGATGTACATAAAAATGTAATTTAAAGGGCAGACAAAATTGATTAAATTAGAAAATATTTATTTTGATGGAAAAAGTTACGCAAAGTATTTAGTAGAGTGTGGTGAAGAATTTTCACAAGAAAAAGTAGACATTACAAATAGATTTAATTTTACTCCTGTTGATAGTATTTCATTTCAAAACTATCAGCCACAAACTTATTGTGACATTACAATAGGTGATTATTATATTCAAGCTGTAAATATAACACACTTGTATACTGATATTGCGCAGCAAACTAGAACAGTATTATATCCAGGTCATCACCCAACACCAAACCCGGGCGGTTTATATTAAGGACAACAATGTACAAACTACTATTTTCAATTTTATTATGTTCTTGTGCATCATTATCAGAACATGAAAAAAGTTTAGAAAAAATCAAAAGACTAGAATTTGAAGCTGCATCTTGTAGAGCGGATGTTGAAGAATTTCAAAGACTAATTCTTAAATTAGAAGAAGCTAATCTTAGAAACAGACTTTGCAAGCAAAAAGTTCATAGATGTTCACTACAGCTTGAGGAAGTATATGAGCACTTAAATGACATCAGGGATCCAGACTAGTAAAGAAGTTAATAACGGGTGGTTTGGCGCAATTGCTAATCATCTTTATATAGACGGTAAAATAGAAAAAAATGTCTTTGTTCATGCTAAGTTAATTCATAAGTTTAATGATGAAGACGAAAACGATTTTTATTATGAAATAATAATCCCTTCAGAAAATTATAAAATAGCTTATGTGTCTTTTAACAAGTTGAGAGTGATAAATGAAAATTGATATATTAACTGTTGTTTCAATTGTATTTTTTTGTACAACACTTATACCAACTGTAACTGTAGCGTAAGGAATTACATTAGGATTTTCATGAACAAACAAGAAGTAAAAGAATTTTTTCAAAGCATTCATAGACTCAAGCTTTCAAGAGCACAAAAAAAAAGAATGTTAAACCTTTTTCAAGTTAGAGGTTCCAACAACAAAAACAAGTCAATGACTTATAGCGAATTTTCTAAGATTTTAACCACTAAAAAAGGAAACATAAAAAGCTTGATAATTGGTCCTAAGTGGAATAGATTAGTTTTTGTTGACATAGATGTGGAGGTTTAAATGGAAAACAAAGAAAAAGAAGAAATAGATATCGAGCAACTAGATGATGTTTCAGATTATATCAAAAATGATATATCGAAGTATTCAGGAATCATGTTTTACGTAGGATATTCTGGAGATGTAATAATGTTGTCTACAGGTAAAGTAAGTAAAAGGCAACAAAAAATTGCTGAACGGATGTTGGTGTCTGCTGATAATCACTCAATAATACTACGACTAGTTATTAGTCTAGAAATTTTGTTTGAAAAGATTATTTATAAGCTTAAGTTCTGGAAAAAATAGTATAGATTTCCATTCGTGTAAATTGTAATTATTTTGTATATAATACAATATAAGGAGAAAACAATATGTCAAAAAATTCATTTAAAAAATCCATTCAAGAAAGATATAAAGGCAGAGGTAACTCTTGGGTTAAGGTAAGTAATAATCAAGAAGGATATAGCGATATTATCTGCCATCTTAAAAAGTTTGGTGATGATGCAAGAGAATATATTTCTCACGTTGAAAGAGAAGGCTTTGCCTGGATAAGATTTTCCAAAGTAGAAGGAGATTCAAGCAATCCTTTAGTAAGATATGAAGTAAGATTTAAAGGTTCAAAAACTGATCAACCTGATTCTTTTTTAATTTTTAAAAATAGTTTATCAGAAACTTTTGACTTACTAGGAAATACTCCAGTAAAATTGCAATTAGAAGTCAATCCTAATAATCGAAAGCAAGTTAAAGTTCAGTCTAAAAAGAATGCAGAATCGAGCATTCATAAAGAAGAAGTGTTTATTGATTTAGAAAACGAAATCAAGTCTATAAAGGAAGCAGCGCTTACAAAGCCTACAGACTATGAACTTGAAAAATGGTATGAGTTTCTAAAGTTAAATAATCTTTATGAAGAAAATGTTTAATGGCAATACTATTACTTGTATTTATATTTGCGCTTGTGTTAAGTATAGAAAACTTTAATCATGCAGCATTCCTATTTATTTTTAACAACTTTATATTTATATCTTATTTGGTTATTAATGTTTGACTTAATTTTTATTACATCTTTTGTTTTTGTGTTTAGCTACTTACACTCTTATCACAATCAAAGAAAAAGTAGCGACATATATTTTGTTTTTATATTAACTGAAATTGTTTTAATTTACAGTTACATGCACTTTAGAGGAATTTAATATGCACAAAAAGTGGATTGAAGTTAGAAGTGGCGATCGAGTTTATTTTAACGGCAAAAATGGCGAAGGTTCTGTTGTTGCTACAGAAAATCATGGTAACTATTTTATGCCTGCTCGAACTGGCATGAGAATCAAAGGTGTCAAGAAGCCTATTAGCAAGTATGAGTCTTTTACTATGGCAAGCAGTGAAGTTCAGAAAGTTGATAAATGTAAAAGAACAGTAAAAATTATATTGACAAGAACGCTTGACGGCGAAGAGTTTGCAATTAGCGAGTCTCAATTTATGCAATTCTTTACTAAAAGAGACGAAAGTAGTTTAGGTGGTTTTTAAGATGATTAAGTCTCGTAATTGTTTAGAAAACAAAAAATTAGAGATTGACTTGAATGGTCCAGAAGGCAATGCGTGGTATTTACTTGGGTTGGCAGGATCTTTAGGGAAACAGTTAAGTATGTCTAATTTTAGAATTAAATGCATTCAAGACGAAATGATACTTTCAGACTATAAAATGGTAGTTGAAACTTTTGATAAATGGTTTGGTGATTATGTCATACTCTATAAATGATATTAAAATTGGTGATATGTTATGGGTAGAATTAAAAGGACCAGACCAAAATTTTGGATATGGTGAAGTTTTAGAAGTATGGAAAGATGATGAAACAGGCTATGAGTATTTTGAGTTTCACTGTCTTGTTAACGGTGGACAGAGATGTGGAAGAATAGACAAGATAATAAAAAAGCCTACAATTAGAATGGTTAATAAACATTTACAGTCTCGTAAAGAGTTTAATGAAGTGATGAAGGAAAGAAGATAAACAAGTGTAACTTTTATATTGTTAATTTATAATAATAAAAACATACAAAGGAAATTGACGTGGACATTCAATCAATCAGAAAAATTATTTTTCCAGCTGTTAATGATGCAATTGCTAAATTAGAAGAAGATCAACACGAAATTAAAGTGACAATGCTTCGAGAAATATTTAACGAAGCAATTAATGGAGCTTTAAATATTAGTCATACTAATAATACAAGTATTAAAGCAATGTTTTCTGGTAGAGGACGAGCTTGGGCAAAAGTTAATATAGAAAATAGCAATCCAGCTTGGTCATTAATACTGGATACTTTAAACCATGAAATTCTTACATCCTCGTCTGAGTCTAAAATGTTTAAAGAGTGTACTAACATGATTGATTTATTTGAAAACGCCGGGTTTGCCTGGATAAGATTTATTTCTTCATCAAAAGGATTCTCAAAGTTTCAGATAAGGATAGAAGGCTCAAAACTAGAAGATCATATAAAAGTAAGAATAGACAATATGCATTTATTAAACAACAACGTAGTTAATCTTGAAGGTGTTCCTCACAATCTCGGTTTAGAATCTGGTGACTTTAAAAGTGAAAAAAGCTCAAAAGAAGTAATAGACATTCCTGTTTCTTCTGGAGAATTAAACTCTGTGGGTATTATGAGTATAGAAGACTTACTAAATGCATAATTTAGAAGTTGGTGATATTGTATTATTAATCAACAATCATACAAAAAGTTTATTATGTCTGATAATATCAGCAGAAAGAATATATAATATTCCTACTGAAGATCATTTTTTTCAGTATCATTTGTTTTGTGCTGAGTCTCCTAATAGATTCAGAGTATGGAATAGTTCTTGTAAGAATTCATCTAGATTAAGAAAGGTAAATTAATATGTCAAACAGCATTCGATGTACTGACTGTACAGCTGGTATTTTGTGTCAATGTAAACAATCAAACACAAAAAGAAAATCAAACGTAGATCATCCAGATCACTATCTAAAGAATAGCGGGCATGAAGTTATTGATGTTATAGAAGCTTGGGATTTAAATTTTAACTTAGGCAATGCAGTCAAATACATTGCAAGAGCAGGAAAGAAAGACCCTAAAAAGTACAGGGAAGACTTAAACAAAGCTGTTTGGTATATAAATAACCAGCTAAATAAAATCTAATTTAATGTAAAACTTAGATTTGTAAGTTATATATAACGCAAAGGAGAATTACATGTTAGTGATTAAAAAAATAGTATGGGACTTTTCAGATACAGAATTTGAAGATTGTGACTATGAAGAGTCAAGAAAAATAGCAATGCTTCCTAAAAGAATCAAGATTAAAGAAGAAGATTTAGATTCTGATGCTTGTGAAGAAGATATTCTTGATTATCTTATAGAGACTTATAATTTTGAAATAAAATCAATTAAGTTTGAAAAAGATGATTAAAGTGTAAATTTATTTAATTTGTCCTTATAATATATCAAGGAGGAAACATGAAGGACGAAATAAAAATAAAATTTTCTGGTGTTAAACATAAGTGGATTTATTTCCACATTGATACACAGACTTTTCAGAATGTTATTGATGTTATTTCAAATAAAATACACAATAAAGAAATTAAAAGTAAAGAAGCAATTAGACTTGTTAAGTGTTTCAAAAAACAAGAAAAAGTTTTTCTAAAGTTTATTAAAACTGTTGGGAGAAAAAACTTTTCTTGTTTATGTCATATCATAGATGAAAACAATAATAAGCTAGATATAAAATTAAGCCCAGAAGTTTTGCTTTCTGCTAATCTTTTAAGGAACACTCCTAAGGCAATGAAGCTTTATAAACTAGAAAAATCTAAAGGAATATGGATAAAGCCTAATGACGGGTTTTTAGACCCAGTAAGTTACCCGCCTGTTGAAGAAGAGCTTACTGAGCTTGGTTATGCTATGTATAAAGACTGGACTGAAGAAGTTGCTGCGTCTGGTCTAAGCAGTCAAGATTATTATAGAAAAATTCGTGGAACACTAAAGTATTATCAAAGAGGTTAGTATGGCAGTTTGCATTAAATGTTATTCAGAATACCCAGATAAACGTAAGAACATCGGCTATGAAACATGCATAGTATGTGGTGACAAAGAAGCAGTTAAGGAAGCAATTAGAAAATCTAAGTGTACAGCGCCGCTATTTAATAAAGGAGCATACCAATATATTGGAAGTATTAATACTGTTAAAAGTATTGGAAGATAATTATAAATAAAAGAGATTGCTATGTCTAACTGGAAAACTGGTCGTAAAGAAGTTGTTAACCTTAGTGATATACTTCTTATATTAAAAAAAGTTGCTGCGTCTGATGGTCATAAAATTATCATTGGTTCAGATAGTGTTAAGTTAGGTTATAATTTTATATTTACTAAAGCAATTTGTGTAATGAATGAAGAATTTTACGATAGAAGATATTTCTATTATAGAACTAAAATAAAAGACGATTCTTATCTAAACCTTTCTAAGAGACTATTAAAAGAAACAACTGACTCTTTAGACTTAGCAATTAAAATTAGAGATAAACTTTCTAATGCAAACATTGAAATACATGCTGATGTCAATCCTGATTCAAATCATTTATCTTCAAAATATAAAAACATGATATCAGGTTATATATCAGGTTGTGGATTTGATGTTAAAGTAAAACCGCTATCGTTTGTAGCCTCATCAATAGCAGACCAACACACTAGAAAAAATTAGATGATACATCACTTTCTATTTGTAGTTCAAGAAAAAGATATTGTACTTGGATATGATATATACGACAATAGAAAAAACATAATAAATCACACAGTTGAGAACGGATGTTATTTAGCTTTTTACATAGAAGATGAATTTACGCTAGACAATGAAGCAGACTTGATAAACTTCTTATATAAAGAAAAAGTTTTAATGATTAGAAAGAAAGTAGCATCAAGATTGAAAATATAAAATGTTAGTACAAAGCGAAAAAAGCCTATTTATTGTATCTTAACAAGGAGGCTAGTATGTCTAAGATAATTTTTACATTTTCTAGTGACGGTAAATTGTTTGATGTTGGCAAAAACAATAAAATAATGATTATTGAAGATTCTGCTGGATATGAAGAAGAATTATGTGGAATAATAGAAGACAACAAAATGTCATTTGAAGAACTAAAAAATTTAGTTGAAAGTTGGGGTGGAAAAATTGATCTGGTTCTTCTCAGTGAACTAATAAAATTTTATAAAAAAAATAACAGTTAGGGGTTACATTTTTAAATTTGGTGTTTAAGTTTAATGCAACAGCATTTCGAAAGGAAAAAAATGACAATCGACACAATATTCAACACACTAATTAAAGACTTATCTCAAGTACCTTATTCGTCTTATACATATTATCCTGAAGCGAGTTCAAACATTAAGCCTTACAGAGTATTCGAAGAAGATAATAATATAATTTTTAAATGTTTAGCAGCAGGCATTTCTCAAGATGATATTGATATTACATTTGATAAGAAAAAATTGCAAGTTAAAAGTTTATCAAGAAATATCGATAAGAATAATTTTAAATCAAGTATAAATGAAAGCATTACATTAAACAGAGGGATTGATGTAAAAAATAGCTTTGCAAAACTCAAGGAAGGAATATTGACTGTAACAATGCCTATTAATAAAAACGATACTAAACATAAGATACTATTTAAATAAAAATTATATTGTTTACTTTATATTAAAACCAGCTTATGCTGGTTTTTTTGTATCAGCAGCTTTTAACTGTTATATAATGTAGATGTATAAATTATTTCTGATCCATCTGATATTTCTACAGTTTCAATATTATCTTCTAACATACCTACGTAACCCAAGTTATTCATAAATAATTCACAATCTGTTGTGTAAAGTTTTGCATTGTGTTTATCTAATAATTGCCTTAAATCATTTAAAAAGTTTACAACTTTATCTTTTGGGTTTGATGTTAAAACTACTACTTCTTCTTTAAAACCAGCCGACATTTTTACCTTTCTTTCTTTATAAGCACTGGGCCAATCCTGGGATTGTAAAAGCTATAAAATATATTGTAGCTAAATAAATAGGTGCTTTTGTTTCTTTGTTTTCTTTGCTATTCATAATAATTATTCCTTAAATGTTTGATGGATAAGTATGCTATTTGTTTTGTTTTTATAGAAAGTTTATATTATTATTTGACATGCTAATTTTTTTATTGTCAACATAAATCTTAAACCATTTCAATCTATCTGAATTTATATACTCACATTCATATAAAACTAAACAATAAAAACCTTTAAATGTTCCGTTATTTATTATACCTAATCTATTTGTTGTTTTAGTATGCATACGCTATGCTTCGTCAATTTCTAAGCTTTGTTTAATCTTTTTCTA